TCTACACTCTCTCCGTCGTCGGCAGCGTCAGATGTGTATAAGAGACAGGCAAAAGTATATCGACGCGGGCGATCTGTCGGCCATGCAGACCGAGACCAAGAAAGTGGCGCAAGCCATCCTCGCCGCCAAGAAAGCGGAGCAGGCTCTCGCCGACATCATCCCCAATGCTCACTCATGGCATAAGCAGTTCACGATGGATCAACTGCATGGGGTGTATAATGCCGTCAAATCGAAGATCGAGAGCTGGTCGGGCCTATCCCTCGAACAGCAGGCGAAAAAGCTGCATTTCGAGGCTTTCGACTTCCTCGGCGGCAACATGAAAGGCGTTCAGGAAAAGTACCCGACATGGAAAGTATCGCAGGAGGCATACATCAAGGAGCTTAACGCCGTCAATTATAAGATTTCGCTCAAACAAGCGATGGCAGATGTCGCGCTTGTCGAGCAATGGGCCGAAGCGCATCCGAAGAGCCTCAATGTCGCAAAGCTCCTTGCCGATGCAAAGCATGCCATCGCCAACGACGAGGATATTGCTGTTATCAAGCAAAAGGTTTCACTCGCAGTCGCCGAGAAGCAAAAACGCGAGATGGAGCAGGCACGGCGCGACGCGAAAAAGGTCATCAAGTCTCTCACCTTGCCAAATATCAGCAAGGCGGAGATAAATCGACTTCTCGACCAATATGAATCCGAGACATTCGATGATGCAGATGCCCGATTGCGCTCCATGACCGGAAGCATATGGAAGAGCCTGACGAAAGAGGAGCGGATCATCCTGACAAAGTACACGCAGACTTACAGCTATCTGAATGAGCCGCTGCGAGGACAGACCTATTACGGGGCACGAGGCAACGATGAGTTTGAACACGACCTGCCTATCCTAACGAGGGCACTTGAAAAGTTCTCCATGCCTCAAAATACCGTCGTCAGACGCGGCGTCGGCAGCTTCGAGATCAACGAACTCGGCTATGGCCTCGGAGATCTGAAAGTTGGGGATATATTCGTTGATAAAGGGTTCCTCTCGACGGCAATCCATAGGTCAGGAGGATTCAGCGATTCATACAATTTGGTGATCGTGGTTCCCAAAGGAGCAAAAGGCGTTTATGCCGAACCGTTTTCTCATTATACCGACTATAACAAATTCGAGTATGACGGCGAAATATGGGACGGAGAATCGGTCGAATCGGTAAGATCGGAAAAGGAGTGGATCGGACAGCGAGGCAGCCAATTCCGAGTTCTCAAAAGGCAAGGCAGAACGATCTATCTGCAAATGATCGGACAGCTCAAATAAACAAAGGGAGCGCGATTGCGCTCCCTTACTTGTAGTATCGCTTGTAGAATTTCTTGAACGGCTCGACACAATCCATCATCGACGACATATTGCCCTGTGCATAGCGATTAAACAGCAGGGATTTCAAGGTAATCGGCACTCCGTCCGCATTCTCGAACTCTGCCAATCCGACCGCAGTATATTCGTCGAGATTTCGACTTTCAGAGGCATTCACATCGCCTCTTGCAATGACCGCCATAGTGTCGTGAACCCATGTCCGCTCGTAAAGCCAAAGCATCATTTTGTTTTGATCTTTCCCCTCGTATGGGTTCTCCCGCTCGCCCTTATAATAGCGGCAGTATTGCAGTAAATCGGATTCTTTCATCAGTACGTTGCATAAAATTTCTTAATAACATTCCGCATATCTTCCGGCAGGTAGCTCATCGCGGCCTCTATGGTCGTAAGATTGACACCGAAACGGGCCTTTGCGAGCGATCCGACGATAGCTCCGAGCGTATCGCTATCACCGCCGTAGAGAATGGCCTTGCGGATTGCGTCCTCGAATGAATCGCTCTCTTTGATGATATGAAAGGCCAGCGGAACGCACCCCTGACACGTTTCGTCGAACTTACCCCTCGGAATGAGGTGATGCTCCCAGTCCGCACCGTAGAACATCCCAACCATTTCGAGGGCCTGATTGAGGGCCAAAACATCGCAGAAAGGATCGCAACTCCGCATCAGGTAAATCGCCCGTGCAATCACCATCGCCCCGATGATTCCGTCGGGATGGTCATGCGTGATCTTCGCCGTTTCCATCGCCTGCCGAATCACCTCCTGCTCCGTATCGAACGCATAGGCGACAGGGCTGACCCGCATCGCCGCGCCATTACCGAAACTGTTATACGGCTGGGGATCGGGAGAATTGAGCCACAAGGCGAAAGACGCCCCGTATGCACCCATCGGATTAGGGTATTTCCTGCACCAGCGCAGGATGCTCGTCCGATAGTCCTCTCCGCGCAGTATCGCATCGGCTACCGCCACCGTGCAAATCGTGTCGTCGGTAAAGCTGCACTCCGGGGAAAACAGCGCGAAATTTCCATCCCGCGTATTGTTGAACTCGAATCGAGAGCCTACTATGTCACCAATTATCGCACCTATCATATCAAAAATTTTTAGAATCTATCACTTCGTCTATATCCAGCACCCCGTCGGCATTTTCTTTCATCGTATGCAGGTAGATATAGCCATTTCGGTAAAATGAAACCTTTGCCAGCTTTTCACGATACATAGCCTCCGCTTTCGCTCTATCGACGAAATACAGATGCGTAACGAGATCGTATGAATCCGCAACATAGGTCAGCCGATATACCATGCTATCCATCGCACTCCGATTTTAATGACCGTCCTCTCGTCTTGCGCTGGATTTGCCCGATGCGGATGAGGACTTTCTTGTTCTCGTATTCGCTTCTGCCCCTCGTCGCATTCGTGAGGGACTTGTATGTGATGCCGACCGCCCCGATAGGAACGGTATCGTAGATCGCTTTCAGGGAACCGAAGTAGAAGTCGGTTTCGCCGTTGTACGGCTCCTTGAACTGCAAATGCACTATCTTCTTTGCTTCCATAATCCAATACTTGTGCAAATTTACCGCTTTTCCGGCGTTCTGCCACGCTTTCGCGCAAGAATCGATCAATCTACCGACCCGACCGCAGATATTCGAAAATTGGCGGCATTTTCATTTTTCTTTTTTCGCGGAACTTTTTTCTTTTTCAAAGGATGAATTTACGAGGGTCTTGCCCGATGGTTGATCCTATAATTTTGCATCGAAAAAACTTCCCCTCTATCTTTTTAATATATCTATATATTCTTATCTTCTGTGCAGGGATCGTTGCACCCGTCGTTGCAGGGGTCGTTGCTGTACCCATTGCACCCCGTCGATATATAAGACCGATATTCAGGACAATACCCGCATCAAACATCGTTGCACCCTATTTGTGGATAAAATACTCTATCGCCGAATGCACGAGGATAAAATGCGTGGCGGTCTGCCTGCATTGATCCGCCCACGGATTGTATAGGTTCAAAGCCAACGCACGATACAACTCCGGAATTTCGCTTTTGACGCGCGATACCAGCATCCTATAACTGACCCTCCTTGCACCTTTCATAAGGGCCTCCCATTTTGAAGACGGGAGACCCTCGCACGTTGCATCGAGATACATGGCTAAATTCCGAATTGCTCCGACAAGAACCCGACCATCGCCCTGTTCTGCGGCAAAAGGGCCGGAATATCCATCGTATCGGCTTTATACAACTCCGTTGCGCCGTTGTATAAATCCCATACCGTGACCTTGCCGTTCTGATAGTAGCGATACATCATATCCTCGGTAAGCCGCGAGATTTGCGACTGATTGAGCGGATAGGTGCGGTTCTCCCTGATTTCTGCGATATGAGTATCGCATTTAACGCGGAGGGCGGTCAGCATCCCGATCAACGTAAACATCTGCTGCGCGTCGATAGGGATTTGCTTCATCCGCTCGATCTTCTCCCGCTCGGTAACGACGATTCGGCGGGCATCGACGATCCATGACTTCACGATGTCGAGGATTTCGGGAATCGTTACGCCATTGCCCCGTCCCTGTCCTTTCTCCGAATAGGTCGAGATATATTGATCCGCGCAGAGCATACATTGGTTGTGGCAGATCATCACCATATTGCCGAATCCGACCTGTATTCCTTTCTGATGAAATGCGACGGCAAGATTGGTCGTATGATCTGCATCATCGAAATTCGTGATGCGAATGTTGGCGAATACCCGACGGAGGATATGCGCTTCGACGGCCCGCTCTCCGTATTGGGCCTCTACCTGCGGCAAGAGGACGACACCCGGAGTATTGCGGTCTTTATTCTGCGCTGCAAAGAGGTCGTAAACCTCGACATCATAATTCTGCGCGTTGCACATGCCGATAATCTGATTCAGCAAATCATAGTGGTAAATGCCCCGTAGCGGCTTGCCGTAGATGTCGTTCTCCTTGTGGGTTCGCGCCAGTTGATCGAGGGAGAGGGTCTGCACCTTTGCTTTCTCGAAGTCGAAAAATTTGTTGTTCAATGTCGTTTCCATAATGCGTTGAATTTTAATTTATAATCGTTCAATAGTCTTTGCTACTTCCTCACCCCAATACCCGACGATAAGGTCATAGGCTTCTTTATCACCATCCCATGCGATCATGCACTCGTGGTTATTGTATTCGTAGAAATAAACCTCCTGCGGATCGCATTCTTTCGGGATAGCCGCCCGGCTATCGTCGTAGAACTTGAAGAATGCCGCAAGTCCGTCCTTTGTACCGAAAGCTCCCGTGTCCTTATCTTGGCATATTTTATCGCCGTCTTTGATGTGTCCGAGTTCTACCAAATGCTTGTATCCCTCGGCGAACTGTTCTCTGCTAAAAGCGAAGAAAACCCCGCATTTATCAGCATCGGGATGCTCGTTCTTGATCGCCTTGTAGCGGTCGATAGTTTGGGCGTTCAGCATTACAACACCCCCGTCGTAATTACCCCAATCCCGATAGTATCGGAGTTCGCCCCGCGTGGTCTTGACCGTCTTAATATCTTTCTCTTCCATATCTGTTGCGTTGATTATTATTCGTCGATTCTGTCCTCCATGAGCGTAAAGCAGGATTTCGGAGGACGCCGTTTGAATTTTCCCCATGCCTTGCGCCGGGCCTCGGCCGCCGTTTTGGCTTTGACCGTATAGGACTGCGACCACGTCATATCGACCGTAACCTCGTAGGTTCTTGCCGTCTTTTTCGTTGCCATGATCCTACTGCTTTTGAGAGAGCCATAAATCCCGCTTTGCGCGGCAGCTATCGAGGGATACCCCGACGCAGGAGAAAAGCTCGCCGCTCTCCGTGCGGTAGTCGTATTGCCATCTTTTGACCGTTTTCCGGCCGATTTTGGCCGTGAAACTTGTGTAGTTCTCTCGCCCCGGCTGGCAGACGGAACACCCGTTTACGTTGATTGAATTTGCCATTGTTGAGTTGAATTTTTAAGGTTTGCGATTATTGCTCGGCCTCGAAATCATCGACGATCTCGAATGCGTCGGTTTTGAGGGCCGTGTCCGGTTCCCCGTCGAACTCGTTGTTGTTCTTCGTGCAGAGCCTCATATTCTGATGCGAATAGTCCAAACTTATATCCACGACATACGTCCCTTTCTGCGTTTGGAATACCTCCCGATCCCATGAATCGAATCCTACATGCTTGATTTTGATCTTTTCCATACTTGCGATTATTTGAGATTATTTTTCAACCAAACCCTATCGACCTCCCACAAGGGCAGGCCCTTGATGATTTTCCGACGGATCACCTCTTTCATGCCAATCAAATCGGCCGCTTTGATATGGAGGGTAATGTCGCCGAATTTCTGCGCTCTTTCGAGGAGGAAGTCCGCCATTTGGGACTTCCATTCATGCAGGCTTTCCGCCTTGGCCTGTCTTGCTTTATCCATGATTATGCGTTGATTAGGTTCATTATCTGTTCGAGCTTTCTTTCGAGAGCGTATCGCTTTTCGCACTCTTCCGCATATTTCTTGTAAAACTCATCGTGCTTGGCCTTTTCCGCGTAATACTTATCCTGATAGGACGTTGCGAGTTCTACCTGCCGATCATAGCTCTCTTTTTGCACTCTGATCTTTTTCTTCAATTCGGCGATTTCGATCACCATTGACCGGGAAAGATCGAGATGCCCTTTCTTGGTGGCGAATGGTTTGCAGAACTCGTCCTTGTCCTTATCCGAGGACATATACACCCCGTTCCATACCTCAAAAATTCCGTCCGATACATTCAAGCCAACTCTTTCGGTAAACTCTTCTCGTGTCATAGCCTATTATAAATTTTGGTCGTTATTTATTACTTATTAAGTATCTGTTTGATGATGCAAATATATAGCCAACTATTATAGTAAGCAACTTTTTTCGCAGAAAAAGTGCGCTCAAAATCAGTCAAAAACGTGTATTTACGGATAACTATATCATAACCACACAGATAATTTTTGTCGAAATTTTAGATACCTAATAGATATTTTTCATTACCTTTGTCCGTAACGATACGTTTTAACAATTTTTTTCGACTATGAAAAAGAAATTTCGCAAGCTCTTATCCGAAAAATGCAAGGATATGGGACTGACTGACAAGGCACTCGACGACCTCGTAGAGATCGGGGCGGAGGGTCTTGCCGACGATGCCTCGGACGAAGACATCGCCGCGAAAGTGGATTCGCTCGTGCCCTATGCAAAGGCAATGCAGGGGGAGATCACGAGGAAGACGCAACGTCCGAAACCGCAATCAAAGAAACCGCAATCCAACGACGAGGGCGAAGATGAGGGCGGAAATGAAGATGAGGCCCCCGAATGGTTCAAGCCTTTCCAAAAAAAATTGACCGATCTCGAAACCGAGAACGCCGCGCTCAAAGCGGAAAAGGCAAAGACCACGCGACAGGCCGAAATCTCGGCAAAGGCTAAAAAGCTCGGAATCCCCGACTACCTGATGAAGCGAGTCTCATTCGCAGAGGATGCAGACCTCGACAAGGAGCTGGCGGATTACAAGCAGGAGTTAGTCACCAACAACCTCATGCCCAAGGAGCAGGCGCATGAAACAGGAAGTAGCAAGGAGGCAATGGAAGCCGACGCCAAGGCTTGGGCCGAAAGTCTTCCCAACAAGTAACAGCTCCGAATCATTCACCCCTTAAATTGATTGCAACAATGGCTATTGATTTCAAGAAAACGCAGCTATCGGGCCACACGCCCGAAATTTGGCGCGGCGAGTGCAAGATTCTGCCGGGCGGCTTCAAGCCGGTGCAGAACTTCCCCGTCGGAACGGTGTTGCATCGGGGAACTCCTATCTATGTCGATTTCGAGGCGATGAGTGCCGCCGTTTGCAAGACCGCCAAGGTTCTCAAAGGAGGCACGACCACCGCGCCCCGCGTCGCCAAAGGGCATTACTTCGTCGCAGGCGACGTAGTAATGAAACTCGGAGTAACCGACAAATCCCCGATCATCAAGTCCATCGACACGGCCAATGCCGGGTACGATGTCATCACGTTCGCATCCGCCATCGCAGGGCTGGCCGAGGGCGACATCCTCGTAGAGGCAACCGAATATGCCGAAACAGGCGGAGGTTCGGGTTCCGACCCCATCCCTGCCGCGCCTCGCTATACACCCAACATGGTTGTCGGAGCGGCCAAGGAGTTCACCGGAAAGGGCCTCCCGACGATTGATGCCGCATACGAGGCGGTAGTCCTCTATCCGAGCCTGAACTTCCCTTTGCTGGAAGACTGGCTCATCAATCCCGGCAAGGTATGCCTCAAAGCAAACCCGAACATTCTGTTCATTAAACAGTAACGATCATGCCCGAAATTCTTTATAGCTCAATCTTTGGCGCATTGACGCAGCACGTACAAGCTCGCTTCGATGCCGCCTCGAAACTGCACAAGCAGCTTTTCGACAACGTAATCTTCGAGCGTTTCCTCGACTGGGACACCCCGACTATCGGCCTCGACTTCGAGGAGATCATCGGTCAGTACAACATCACTGTTGCTGCTCCGACCATCGGCGATCAGTCGAAAGAGGCTATCCTCGGTACGGAGGGGTTGGAAACCGTGAAAGAGCGCATCCTCAATCATGCCGTAACGCTGCCGATGACGATTCAGGACTATCGTAAGGTTCTGCAAATCCTCGACAGCAAGTCGCTCCCCGACAAGGCAAAGACGGAGCAGCTCATCAAACTGATGTGGGGCAGTTCGACGACGGTCGTAAGTTCCGTTCTCGCAAAGCTCGACATCCTGTTCCTGCGCCCGCTCTCGAACGAGGGTATCGTCGAACTCGACGACAACATCAACCCCGAAGGTGGCGTGCGCGGCACGATCAACTTCAACCAGCCCGCCGAGAATATCGCGTCGTCCAAAACCCCGTGGACGGATGCCAATCTCGACACGGTGGACTGCTTCGAGGACGTGCAGGGCATCATCGACGCCGCACAGGACAAAACCGTATTCGGCAAAATCCTCTGCGCTCCGTCGCGCATCTCCTACATGTGCCGCAGCAAGAAGATCAAGCAGATGATCTGGGGAACCGACAAATCTGCGAAGATCGTGCAACTGAAAGACCTGAACGCCTATATGCAGGAGAACAGCTACCCTGTTTTCGAGCCTATCCGCCGTCAGGTTCGCATTCAGAAAGGCAAACTCCGCGTCCCCTATACGCCGTGGAACGAGAAGAACATGGTTTTCATTCCCGACGGCAAGCTCGGCATCGTCAAAAACGCATGGGCGAACAACGAGCTGAAACAGGAGGCCGGAGTAGCGTACTCCAACTACGGGCGTATCCGCGTCTCGCAATGGGGCGTGGGCGAAACGCAGGGTAGCAACGGCGTTGAGTTCACCAAGGCCGAATCGCTCTCGTTGCCCGTAATTACGGAAATGAACGGCATCTACACCCTCAAAACGCAGCAGTAGCCGTGGATAACCTTACCGCAACGAGGAGTTTGTGCAATGCGATAGCAAACACATTCTATCCTGATAACGCGACCATCGAATTTGCGCTCTTCAACGAGGGCATCGACGCAAAGGCCGAGGCGACCCCGAAAGACCCTATGATCTTTCGGGTTGCCGCCCGCCTTGTCATCGGATATGTCGAAAACAGCCGCTCCGAGAACGGCGTATCGACCTCCGTAATGAGCGAGGAAGCCCTCAAACAGAGCCTTTCGATTTGGTGCGGCTATTATGGTCTCAATGCGGATGAGGTTCTTTCCGACTATATGCGCGTGATCGAGGACGGCACGCATCTATGGTGATATGAGATACAACGGCACATTGCGCTACGAGATACTCACCGAGGGCGGTATCGACGAATGGGGCGAGCCTATCAAGGCACAATCCGCATGGAGCGAGGCTATCCCCTGCTCCATCAAGACCAACAGCGATAACCGCAAAGGGCGTTACGAAGACGGCGAATTTCGGCAGGCTTCGTTTACGATCCTTGTTGAGTGCATCCCTTTCCCCTACAATCGGGTGAAACTCGAAAGGATGGGCGAAAATCTCGGCGAATACCGCGTGATGAACGCCGAACCTCTCACCACCGTAGGCAGAACTCAAATCGTGGTGTGATATGGCGAAAGTCGCTACCTCGCACGGCAAATACAAGGGCGTCATCGTCAGCAAAACGGACATGCGCAAGCTGAAAGCCGGATTGCAGGCCAAGATGAAAGACATCGTCGCCTTGCTCGTGAAGCAACTCTCTTTCATCGGGGAGGAGTGCATACGAATCGCCCGCGAGAGTGGCAGCTACAACGATATTACCGGCAATTTGAGGTCATCAATAGGCTATGTGGTGCTTGTGGACGGGAAGCCCGTCGTGACGGGAGCCTCGAAGCAATACAGCGGCAAGGATGGCAACGGCGAAGCCGGCCCGCCCGCCGCCGAAGCATTGCTCCAAAGTCTGCAAGCGAAATTTCCGTGGGGCGTGGTTCTGATCGTCTGCGCAGGCATGAAATACGCCGCGTATGTCGAAGCAGTCCACCACAAGGACGTTCTCACCTCCGCCGAGTTGAAAGCCGAATCGCTTGCCAAGAAATTACTCAACGGTCTAATCGAATAGCGAGATGATAAAAACGGAGATGCAGATTGAGCGGGATTTCTATTCTTTCGTCAAGAATAGCGACCTCGGAAAGGCCATCAAAGGAAAGGTTTACCGACCCGAAATGCGCCCTGCCAATGCCACGACGGAGGATTTGATCGTCAAGTTCCTCGCAGGACTTGATGAACAGGTACAAACGGGCGTGGTGATCTTCAATCTCTATGTCCCCGATATACCTCATGCCGACGGCCGGATGGTTCCCGACAAGAACCGCATCGGCAAGTTGGAGGAGCTGCTTCTCGCATTCGTAGAAACCGCAGGTGGTACGGAATACTGGCTCGAAACCGATACGACACCGACGACGATGCGCAACGAGGAAATAGAGCAGCATTTCATATACGCAAGAATCAAGTTTAACCGCATAACAGAATAGGATTATGGCAAAGAAAATCATCATGTCGTGGTCGAAGTGCAAAATCGAAGTCGGCAAGACCGGCGACGACGAGGCGATGGCCGCCACTCTGACCGATGTAGGGACGATCAACGACAAATCGACGACGCTTGCCACCGAGGACGGCGAAACGCTGACCGCAACGGCAACGGGCGGGATCGTGGTTGCCGAAGAGGAGGGCGAGCCGGTCGTTACCCTGACGACCCGCGTCAAGGAGATGGACTTCGACAAGGAAAAGATGTTCAACGGGGCAGAGGTCTCGGAGGACGGCGACGAGCTGACCGTCAAGACCAACGTCGTATCGGACGACTTTTCCGTGAAGCTCACGCCCAAGAATATCGGTGCTATCGGCATCAAGATTCGTCGGTCGCATGTTTCGTTCCGACCGGGCAGCTCCGAGGAGGAAGGATCGTATGTCGATCTCACGTTCAAGGTGCTCGCCTGCTCCGACGGGGAGCTTTACAAGAAGTTCCGCGTCAAGGCCGCAGACTGGGCCGCGCAAGCAGGGGCATAACATCGCAAGATGCTGACAAGCGGAAAGACGCCCTTTGCGGTTGGAGGAGAAACCGCAATCCGGAGGGTTGGCAGAGTGGCTGAATGCACCTCACCGCTAACGAGGCAAGCCGTCAGGCTTCGGAGGTTCGAATCCTCCACCCTCCGCAATTTTATTCAGAATATGGAACAGACTACTATCGAAAGCCGCGTCGCATCGGCCATACTCGAAAGAAATGTAGGGAATATCGAGATTGAGGGTGTCACCTACGAAATAGCGCCGCCGTCTATCGCAACGCTCATCGTCGTTTCGGAGTTCATCGCCTCCCTCCCGATTGTGGAGAAAGTGGAGAAAACCGAGATCGTAAATTCCGTACTGCATCATGCGCGGTTTTTCCGGCCTCTCGGCGACATCGCGGCGACGCTTATCCTCGGAGCGAAGAGCCTCACCGAGGAGCGCGTCGTCGTGCAGGAGAAACGCTATTTGTTCGGTCTCATCAAGCGCAAGAGCAAGAAGAAAATCAAGATCGACAAACGGGCGGAACTCGCCAAAGCCATTTTAGAGAACGTCCGTCCGACGGTTCTGTTCAACGTCGTCGTACAACGGCTTCAAGACATGGAGATCAGCAGTTTTTTCGCCATTACCACTTCCCTGTCAGAGGCGAATATCCTCAAACCGACAAAGGAAGTGGTAAAAGGCTGAACGACAGCATTTGGGCTACCGTTCTCGGAATCGCAAGAACGCTCGGAGTAACAGAGAAATACGCTTTATACGACATCAGTTATGTAAACGCGATCATGTATAGCCGTGCAATGCCGATGCCCGGCGACAAAGGCGAGAACGGCAACGCGCCGCTTTACGATGGCAGTAAAGACGCGAATAACCCTGAAAATTTCACGGATTTCACAGATGACGAGGAGATTGTAAGAATATGAAAAACGACGACGGCGCATTAAGTTTCGGCACGGCGATAGATATGTCCGGCTTCGATGCCGGCATCGAGCAGATCGAGGGGAAAGTCGCTGGATTGACCTCCAATGTTGAAGTTGAGACTTCCAAAATCTCTCAACTGCTCGCCAACGTCCCGACCTTGAATATCGAAGTCGTCACAAATGCGTCGCAATCCCTTTCCACCATCGACACCGCATACGCCGAACTCGACCGAGTGATTGACACCAACCGCTCGTCCGTATTGGCGTTGGAGGAGCAATATCGGCAGCTCGGCTCCGAAATCTCGAATCTCGGACGGCAGGCCGCAACTCCCGCTATTCAGGCCGAATACGATGCCCTCAAACAGCAGCAGACGGCGATCAAGGAGAATATAGCGTTACGCAAGAAAATCGTTACCGAGGCCGAGAAAGTCGGCGACGAACTCTATCAGACCGAACAGCGGTTGAAGAAAGAGGCCGCGGCCGCCGAAAAGAGTGCCAACAGCCAAGTATCGCTCCGCACCCGATTGAGGCAATTACGGGAAGAACTCGTAATGATGGAGGCATCGGGACAGCGCGGCACGGCACAGTATCGCGCCTTGCAGGAAGAGGCGGGAAAACTCACCGACGCATGGGCCGACGCCACGGCGCAGGCAACGATCCTCGCCCATGACCAGCGCGGTATGCAGGGTCTTATTTCGGGACTTTCAGGTGTCGCAGGGGCTTTCTCCGTAGCACAGGGCACGATGTCGCTTTTCGCGGGCGAGAATGAGGATTTGCAAAAGATCATGGTCAAGGTGCAATCCCTCATGGCTATTACCATCGGATTGCAGCAGATACAGCAAACCCTCAATAAAGATTCGGCATTCACCCTCGTTACCTTGAATGGTCTCAAAGAGTGGTGGAACAAGCTCACGGGACAGAGTGCCGTCGAGCAGGCCGCCGAAACCGCCGCGACCGAGATCAATACCGCAGCACAGGTAGCCAATGCAACGGCGACGGCCGCCGATACTGCGGCGCAGACGGCCAATAATACAGCTACCGCAGGAGGGACGGCCGCACAAGTGGCGAATACCGCATCGACAACGGCACAGACTGCCGCGACGACCGCCGGAACCGTCGCTACAAAAGCCATGTCCGTAGCAATGAAAGGTCTGCGGGCCGCGCTCATTTCTACCGGCATCGGAGCATTGGTCGTTCTTTTGGGGTCGCTCGTGAATTGGCTGATGAAAGCGTTTGAGGCGTCATCGAAAGCCGATAAGAAATTCGAGGAGCAGCAAGAAATCCTCAAAGCAGGCAACGAAGCCTACATCAAGGCTTCTATGGAGATCGAGAACTACAAAAACAAACTCGAAAGCTTCAAGGGGACAAAAGCGCAGGAGAAAGAAGTTGTCAAAGAGCTGAACTCCAAATACGGGGAGGCAATGGGTTACTATAAAACCCTTGCCGAATGGAAAACCGTCTTAAAGCAAAAGGGCGAGAAGTATTGCGAAATGCTCATGCTCGAAGCACAGGCGCAAGCTCTTTTGACAAAAACGACCGAAGCATATATCAAGCTCCAAGAGGTCAGAGCAAAGGCCGAAAACGGCGATTTCAACAAGTGGTGGCGTGGAAAGCGCGGAGATAATCGTGCAGCGCAAAAGGCCATAAATGAAGCGCAGGAAGAATACGAAAACTGGAAAAAACAATGGGGAGAGATACAGGAAAAAGCATCTCAGTTCAAAAAAGATAACGACCTCGATTTCCATATCGACCCGTCCAAAGACAAGTTCGACCCGAAAAAGGCGGCTCTCACGCAAAAGAAATCCATCGAGGAATGGAAGAAAGCGGTCAAGCAGTATATCAAGGATGCGCATAGCGAGATAGCCGACTATACGATTGAGGCGATGGCAGAGGGACAGTCCAAAGAACTCAATCAGATAGAACTCGATACCGTCCGCAAGCGTAATGCGTGGCGTCAGCAGTTGCGCCAACTCGCCAAGGTTAGGCAGGATGCCGAGAAGCAATATTACATGTCGCAGAAAGGCGCGACGGAGGTCAAATGGGCCAATTCCAAGCGCGGCAAGATGACTATCGACGATTACGTCAAGGAGTTACTCCAAGACCCTAAAATCGCCGAGGAGTTCAATCGCGTATTAACGGCCATCACAGAGCAGGGAGAGCGGGAAAAGGCCGAAATCCGCAGGAAATACACCGACGCGCTGATTGACGAATACGGCACGGTCGAGCAGAGGATCGAGAAACTCAATCGGGAGTGGGCGAAGAAACTATCCACTATGCCGACCGAATACCTGCACAACGCGATTAAGCAGATGAACGCCGAGTTTGCCGCATTGGAATCTGCGGATTTCAAAAAGTCGATCAACTGGGAGAGCGTATTCGGCGACCTCGGAAAACAGTCGTTATCGACCTTGCAATACAACCTCGACAAGATCAAGGCTTATTTCGCCTCGAACAAGGATTCGATGGGCGCAACCGAGATCAAGGACTATCAAGAAGCGATTACCAAGATGGAGGAGGAAATCGCCTCTCGAAACCCCTTTGTCGCCCTGCACAAGTCGATCAAGGACATAGGCAACGCCAAAACGGAGTTCGTCGCCGCATTGCAGGCATGGCACGACGCGCAGGATGGGATCACGACCGCGCAGCGGGAATACAACGAAGCTCTCGCCGTCGAGCAGGCCCTCCGCGAGCAGATTGATTTGGGTACTCTCACGGAGGACAGCGATAAGTACCGCGAAGCCGAAGAAAACCTGAAATTGGCGAAATTCCGCGTTGCCGAAGCGACGGAGCGCAACTCGCAGGCTGAACAGCGGGCATTATCCGCACGTAATAATATCACCGTTTCCTACAAGAATTTCGCAACGCAACTGCGGGCTGTCGGAGGCGTGATTTCCGGGATCGGCGGCCAAGCGCAGAACCTCGCGGCGATATTCTCCGATGATGTCGCAAATGGTATCGGCAAGGCCCTCGATACTATTGACGCGGTATTGGATGCCGCATCGACTGTCATGGATGCCATCGGAGATGTCGGCAAAGGCGTCGCCGAGGGCGTAGAAGCTACCGTTGATGCAACGGCACAGGGTGCAACGGCCGCAGCAGCAGCCGGAGCCGCCTCTATATCAACCATCGAGAAAGCATCGGTTATCCTCGCCGTTATTTCGGCGGCTTTGCAGGTCGCTACGGCCATCGCCAACCTCTTCAACGATGACGATTCCAAGCAGAAAGAAATCGAGAACCTGCAACGCCGCATCGACCAACTGCAATGGGAACTCGACAATGCCGATACCGTCCGCTTGCAGAATAATGTCGGGGATGCCGTGCAGAAATTGAGGGACATCTACGCCGAAACCACGCAGGAGGTATTGCGTCTGCATCTCACATCACAGCAGTACGGCAACTCATGGACACGGATGATCGCCCGGATGCGCTACGATAGCGAGGTATATGAGAAATCCATCGAGAAGATTGCCGATGCGTATGCAAAGGTAGCCTATACCGCCGATAAAGCCCTCGGAGGGAAGAGATACGACGAAAGCCGCAAGCAGCTCGAAAACCTTGCAGAGCAGCAGATACTCATTCAGAAACAGATCAATGAGGAGCAAAGCAAGAAAAAGACCGATCACGGCAAGATCGAGGAGTGGCAGCGACAGATTCAGGAGATCGCCCAAGAGATGGCATCCATCATCAACGAGATGCTGGAAGACATCATCGGCTATACCGCCGCCGACCTTGCCTCGGAACTCGGAGATGCTTTCTTCGAAGCGGCCAAGCAGGGAGAGGATGCGATGGAGGCATGGCGCAAAAAGGTCAATGATATTGTCGCCGATGTTCTGCAAAGAATGCTCGTACAGAAGTATTTGGAAGAGCGTATCGGAGGCATTTTCGACAGATACAAAAAAGAATGGTTCGGCAATGACGGCTCGTTCAAAGGCATCGACGCCGTGATCGGTTCGATGAATGGATTTGCCGGAGAACTCAATCAGGTCGGAGAAGAGTTCAACGCGATCTATCAAGGTCTGTCCGATAGCCTTAAAAATTATTTCACGGGAGATGCCGAGCGCGAGGGAATGAGCAAGGGGATCGCCACCGCGTCGCAGGATAGCGTCGATGAGAACAACGCCCGCCTGACGACCATTCAGGGGCATACCTATACCCTCGTACAAGGCATGAATGACCTGAATCGCACGAGCAATGCCGTCCTCGACAAACTGACGGGCATTGAGAAGAATACCTCCGAGGCCAACGACAAGCTCGATAGGGTCGATAAGAATATCAAGGACATCAAAAACACGGTTGATGATATTGACCGGAAAGGATTAAAACTCCGCAGCTAAATGAAAGAACTCATCAGACGAATACAGAGGGAATGGAGGGCGGCCAAAGATGCCGCCCAAGCCCAATGCGCCGATAGCGGGCAGTATGAAATGGCCGCAAAACTCGAAGCCTGCGACATGTTCAAAGGCGACGAGACATTGGAAGAGTTGATCGGGCTGATGTTCTCCCCGCGAGGGGTCGAATTTATGACGGCCTACAACTTCCCCAACATCGCCACATTCAGACGATTCAAGAAGTACCACCCGGAGCGATACGGGGTATATATCGACAGTGGCGAAATCTCGCTTTTGGAGGCTCGGAAAGTCTTTTTGATAGGAGATACCACCGCCGAGCTGAAATACCGCGAAACCGCCGGAAATCGGCTATTCCTAATGTGCGGAGCAAAAGCCTCCGTCGCGGCATCGGGATATGCGGTCGTCAAGGTCGAAAAGGATAAGGATTCCGAGGTGAGTTACATCGTTCAGGACAACGCGAAAATCCTATGGTAGGCAAGCTGTTCATAGACGGACTGGATGCGTTCAGCGAATACGGCATCTTCGTAGAGCAGTACGGGTACAAGGCACTCGTACAGATGCCGTCATTCAAAAAACTGAATAGCACCGAATGGCCCGAATATGACGGCGAGGAAACAGATCTCTCTAATCCGATCCTCGACAGCAAGACATTCTCGATACCGTTTTGCATCACCGATATTTTGAGCGCGAGCGATCTGTTCGAGGTGCTTTCCGATGGGGCATATCATATCTTCGACTTCGCCGAACTCGGCAAGTCCTACAAACTGCGGCTTCTGACCAATCCCGCATTGTCCGCCAAAATCCAGCTCGGAAAAATCACGCTGAATTTCGCCGATGACTTTCCGCCCGTCTATCCGACCGATGAGACGGACATCGAGAGCCTGAACGAGTACAATACGCTGCTGAATCAAGCTCCCTATGCAACAGCCCCGACGGGCTTCAAGCAAAACGGCTACGAGATGGATGATGTCGATTTTTCCCGCTTCGGGGTCTATGTCCTCGACGGCACGGATCGGAATATTCAGAAAGCCCCGAATGTCCGCGAGAATCTGAAAATTGATGTAACCAATCGGCCCGGAGTGGACTATGACGGAGAATCGGTTTTCTACAAGGCGAAAGACGTTGCGATGAAGCTCTTTATCTATGCCGATAGCATCGCTCAATTTTGGGAACGCTGGTATGCGCTTTTCACCGCCCTGCTGAAACCCGAATTACGCAAATTATACAACGACAACGCTTTGGAGGAGTATAATTGCTACTACAAGAGCAATACGGTAACGCGATTCGATATTCGCCGCAACGGGCGGGTGTGGTGCGAGTTCACCGTAACCCTGACCTTTCCCGATTCGCGGCCCGACGGTAATTACTGCGTATTGGCGACCGAGGATAAGGATGTCGTGATAACCGAGCCGGAAGAGGGCCTCATCGTATTTAGAATTTAACTCTACAAGGATATGATAAAGAAGAAAATATCGGAACTCCCCGAATGCACCTCATTCAAAGGGCTGTGGACTATCGGCGTCGATATATTCAACAAGAGCGTCAAGGTGTCGCTCGAATATATCCAGTCGGTCGTCGAGGGGATGAAGTCGGCGACGAAAAATGCGACCGATGCCACCAGCGCGGCAAACTCCGCAGCGCAGACGGCCGATAATGCCGCGCAAAGGGCGCAGGCTGCTACGACCGCCGCCAATACCGCGACGACGAATGCCAATAATGCCACCGCCGCCGCGATTGAGGCGAAAGAGGATTGCGAGGAGGTGATCGCCGCCGCTGCGGAATTGGAGCCGCTGAACCTCGTACCTACGGCGATGACGGTAGAATACCCCTCGCGCCTGCTGGTCGGCAATATGGCGGAGAATTTCATCCGCGCGACGCTCGCTCCGGCAAGTGTTAAGCCGAATGTGCTGTTCCTCGGCGATGACAAAGCCGTATCGGTAACTCCCGACGGGCGTATCACGATCCTCGCCGCCGGGATTAGCATCATCCATGTCATCCCGACCTGTAACGTAGCCCTCTACAAGACGATTCAGATCAAAGTTTCGGAGCCTACGGTCAGATTGGTAACGCTCTCGTCGATCCGCCTCACGGCAAACGGTAATTTCAGGTTCAATTAAAACAACATCAAACTATGGGAAGACAAGGTTACATCAGCGAATTTATGAACGGCGGGCGCATCCTCTCGCATGGCAAGATCGAAAGCCTCGCAAATGGGTTCAGCCTGCCGAATGACGCACTGTTCTCGCTCTACATCAGGCCCAAATACAGCAGTTCCAGCGTGGATGCCGTATTGAGCGTAAAATGCTATCAGGACGACGAGTTTTCCGACGCCCCGGTAGTTCTCAACGACTGGTCGCCGATGGCGATAAAAGCGATTGCGCCGAATGCGGATTTTCTCAACACTCACGACCTCTATTGGGGTGCTGGAACTTACGTCGAAAAGGTATGATCGCATCGGTATTCATATCCCTATCGCGGCGGTTGCGCCAATGGGCGGCATCCCGTAAGCAGAAGAAAATGCGACTGAATACCGCATCGTCGGTGATGTTCATCGCAACGAAAGGTAAAACGGTTTTCAAATTCTTAAACAACAAATAGTTATGACAGCAGCACAAGAAGCTATCCTCGAACAGATCATCGAGGCTTTTCAGAACGGCAAGCGTTTGAGCGACTTGCCCGACGTATCGGGGACTAACCCGTTCAATCTCATCTGCGAGGTATTGGAGGACGGCGAGAGCAAAAAGGCCGCGCTCGCAACGCTCCTGCCTTACATGGAGGAGGAATGCAGCTACGGCATCGAGTTCGACACCGCTGTATCCTCGCCTGCCTGCACCCGTATCGGCAATCTCTCCCTGCACAAGAGCCTGCCGATCCACAACCGGATGAAAGGCTGCCTGCTCAACGACGACGGCGAGGTCGTGGAATATCTCAATCCGGCAAATTGGACGGGACAGACGCGCGACGGCTCGCGGGGTCAGGTCATGGTCGAACTTCCCATGCACTACCGCAAATTCGAGACTGACGGCACGAAGCGGCGGGTACGCATCAGCGAGTACCCTCTCCCCGGCTATCGTCTCGTCCCAGGGAATAGATACGTTTCGGCGTATCAGGCTACCATACAGCGCAGCACGACGACCCTCTGCTCGGTCGTGAATATGGATGCCGACTACCGAGGCGGCAACAACAATACGGCGTATGACGGAACCTATCGCACGTTCCTCGGACGCCCGGCGACGGGTATCTCCCGTACCAATTTCCGCAATTACGCCCGCAAACGCAAGTCCGGTTCGACGGAATGGAACTGCATGACCTACGACATCCAAAAAGAACTGTATTGGCTCTTCGCCATCGAATATGCCACGCTCAACTCGCAGGCGGCATTCAATGCGGAAAAGGACAGCAACGGTTATGCGCAGGGCGGCCTCGGAGCAGGTGTAACAAACATGTCCGATTGGAGCGGATTCAACGGCTATTATCCGTTCGTGCCGTGCGGCCATACCGACGAACTCGGAAACGGCACGGGCGAGGTAGCATACCCCGTCATCAATGAGGACGGATCGACCCGATGCACGGTCATGGTTCCGCGCTATCGGGGTGTCGAGAATCCTTTCGGTCATGTTTGGCAATGGACGGACGGCATCAACATCCGGATCAGCCCGACCGAGGAGAATGGCGGCGACGGGTTGAGCAAGGTATTCGTCTGCACCGATCCGGCCAAATTCTCGGATAGCGGTTACGACGGCTACGCCCATGTAGGCAACGAGGCCCGCGCAGAGGGATATGTCAAAGAGGTGATTTTCGGCGAGGGAGGAGAGATCATGCCCTCCGTCGTAGGAGGCGGTTCTTCGACCTATTTCTGCGACTACCACTATACCAACATCCCGACGGCCGAAGCATTGCGCGGTGTCCTGTTCGGCGGTCATGCGACTAACGGCGCGGCTGCCGGTTTTGCGTGGGCGTATTCGAATAACGCGCCCTCGAATACGGTTGCGACTGTCGGGTCTCGCCTTTGCTTTATCCCCGCATAACGGATAACGCCACAGAAAACACGCTCGGCCAATAATTAAACGATACGACAATGGAGAATAACCATAATCCGATGGAAGATGACGGTTCGCTGGATTTCCTGAAAATCCCCGCCGACGAAACCAACAAGCATTTTAACTACCCCGAAACAACGCAGCAGAAGTTGATTAACCTCACCTTTTGGGTCTGCGACTACATCGAAGGAGTGAAAACGAAGTTCGGATCAGATCGGACGCTCGTCAAGATCAAGATGAATCGGGACGACCCCGACCGCGACGCACGCAAGTTCTTCACCAATTCGCGGGAAATCAAATATGTCCTCGCCAAGATTCGGGAGATGGACAAATTCCCGCGACGGGTAACGATGCGGGCATCTGGAACGCGGTACTACTTGGAGTAATGGATGTATAAAGGTTGGTTGCTCTTGCGGTGTCCTGTTCAGCGGTAATGCGAATAACAGCGCGAATGCCGGTTTTGCGTATGCGAATTCGAATAACACGCCCTCGAATACGAATGCGAATGTCAGGTCTCGCCAATGATTTTCAGAAAGGTAAAAACATAAATTTTGAGAGCAACGACCCTGCCTCTCGGCAAAAAATATCACCTCAAAAAGGAGTTAGTAGGCGGTTTCGGGCCTCCCGAACTGCCGAACGCCCCGAATATGAAAAGCAAAGCGTCGAAATGAAGCGCATAGGAAACTTATACGAAAAGATCATATCGCTGGATAACCTCCGCCTCGCCGATGAAAAGGCAAGGCGCGGGAAACTCCGCTCGTATGGCGTCTTACTTCACGACAAGAACCGTGAAGCGAATATCCTTGCCCTGCATGAAACGCTGAAAAATCGTACATTCAAAAACTCCGAATACAGCACGTTCACGATCTATGAGCCGAAAGAGAGGATCATATTTCGATTGCCGTATTACCCCGACCGCATTCTGCATCATGCGATCATGAATATCCTCGAACCGATATGGGTTTCGGTCTTCACGAAAGACACGTATAGCTGCATCAAGGGGCGCGGCATTCATGGAGCGATGCGGAATGTCAAGAGGGCTATCAAAGACCGGGAAAACGCCCGATATTGCCTCAAAATCGACATCCGGAAGTTCTACCCGTCGATAGACCACGACGTATTGAAAGCCATCATCCGCCGCAAAATCAAATGCAAGGATACGCTCGCCCTGCTCGATACGATCATCGACAGCACCGACGGCGTGCCTATCGGCAACTATTTGAGCCAATACTTCGCAAACCTGATGCTTGCCTACTTCGACCATTGGATCAAGGAGGAGAAGCGGGTGCGGTACTATTTCCGATATGCCGATGACATGGTATTTCTCGCCTCCACGAAAGAGGAACTGCACATCCTGCTGGCCGACATCAAGAAGTATCTCGCGGCCTTGAAACTGACGCTGAAAGGCAACGAGCAGATATTTCCGATTGCCGAGAACCGGGCGGACAAGCACGGGCGCGGCCTCGATTTCGTCGGGTTCGTGTTCTACCACAACCAAACGCTCATGCGCAAATCCATCAAGCAGAATTTCTGCCGCATGGCCGCGCGTCTGAATAAGAAACTCAATATCAGCGCAAGGGACTACAAGCAGCGATTATGCAGTTGGTACGGATGGGCGAAAGTCTCCAACTCAAAACATTTACTCAAAACCATCATTAAATCACAATTCTATGACACGTTCGTATTACGATGCAAGGCCGTCTAAATTCGAGGCCGTAGGCAACGGCAGCTACATCTACCGTTGGGATATTCAGGAAGAGGCCGCACCGCAGCAGATCATGGCAGAGGGCGAAGATCAGCCCGCCGCCGAAAGTTCGCGCACGCAGTATTCCTGCTATGAGGTAATCGTATGGGCTTCCGTATCGATCAACAAGATCACGGAGGCCGTCATCCGCTCGATGTGGGACGCCAACTACGAGCAGAAGCTCATCAACGAGTACAACGCCGCCAATCTCGGCGTATATGGCGGCTCCAAGTCGAGCGACGAGGCAAAGGCGAAGATCGCCTCGTACAAGGACTTTCTCGCAGCGAGAGCCGCGTTGAAAGCCCAAATCGACGCAGACTGCGCCGAGCTGAACATCGAATAAAATCAGATCATGCTGACCCTGCATTTCAACAACACGACATTGGACGTACAGGAGAGCGATAGCAGCTACCGCTATCGCTCCCTCATGTCCAAGCCGCAACTCGTCCTGAAATTCTCCCTATCGGAATTTGTCGAAATTCCCGTCGGGGCATGGTGCGAGTATCAAGGCGTGAAATACAAACTCGGATCGCCGGAAAACATCAAGAAGAACGGAACCCGCAATATCGAATACACTCTTACCCTCGGAACATTGGAGGACAACATGAGCCTGTATAAGATGCGTAATCCCGTCGATAAACGCCTCAAATGGTCGATGTGCGCCAAGCCCCACGAACTCGTCGAAGCTATCGTCTGGAATCTCAACCAGCGCGACGGAGCCGGAGTTTGGAAAGTCGGCGAATGCCTCGATGCGGCGGAGCAGACGGTCGAGTTCAACCACACCTACGTCGATGCTGCATTGCAGGATGTCGCAAACAAATTCGAGACCGAGTGGGAAATCAACGACTATACGATTTCATTGCATAAAGTCGAGTATTTCAAGGATGATCCCCTGCCGCTCGCATACGGCAAGGGTAACGGCTTCGAGCCGGGTGTCGGGCGCACCACGCAGAGCGATGAATTGCCGATCAAACGGCTCTATGTTCAGGGCGGAGATCGTAATATCGACCGCTCAAAATACGGCTCAGCGGAATTGTTGTTGCCGAAGTCGCAGACGCTCGTTTATGAGGGCCGCATCTATCAATCCGACGCAGAGGGATATTCCATCGAGCGCATCGACAAAGTTTCCGATGCAGTCAAGGAGGACAGCCTCGATTGCTCCGAGATATACCCCTCGCGCGTGGGAACAGTATCGGCGGTCGAGTGCATCGACGCAGGAAAGAATTTCTACGACATCATCGACAATTCCATCCCCGCAGAGCTGAATTTCAACGATTATGTCATCGAGGGCGAGACGGCGACGATCATCTTCCAAAAGGGGATGCTCGCGGGCGACGACAAGCAGTTCGAGTTCAAATACAATCACTCGGAACGCCGCTTTGAACTCGTGCCGCAGGAAATCGACGGGGTTACGATGCCGAACGAAACATTCAGTCCCGCCGTCGGCGACACCTACGCCATTTTCGGTATCATGCTGCCGGATTCCTATATCTGTAACAATACGGATAAGACTGGGGCATCATGGGATATGTTCCGCGAAGCGGCCCGCAAGCTCTATGAGAACGAAGACCCGAAATTCACCTTTACCGGCACTCTGCAAGGACTATGGGCGAAAAAGAATTGGCTCCGTGTCGGCGGGCGGCTGAAAGTCGGCGGATATGTTCTGTTCACCGATGAGCAGTTCGCCCCCGACGGCATTCCGATCCGCATCACGGGTATCAAGGAATTTCTCACCTCGCCGTATGCTCCCGTCCTCGAAATCTCAAACTCGGTTTCGGGCAAGAGCGTATCTTCACAGCTTCGGGAGATCGGGCAAAATGAGGTGGCGACAGATAACAGCATCCGCAACGCCGTAAGCTATACCAAGCGTCGGTTCCGCGATGTCAGGGAAACAATGGCGATGTTGGAGGATTCGATGCTCGACAACTTCACGAACTCCATCAATCCGCTGACCGTGCAGACGATGATGATGCTCGTCGGGGATGAGAGCCTGCAATTCCGGTTCGTCGCCAGCAAGACCGACCTCACAGCGGTAGGCGACGGTATCACCTACGACAACACGGCGAAGCAGTTGCATATCCCGCACGGATTCATCCAGCACATGACGCTCGGCATCGGCACGATCTCGTCCTCTCATGCCGATTCGGAGTACAAGGTTTGGGAGATGAACGAATACCTTTCGCCGTACCTCGACAACGGAGCAAAGAAATATTATCTCTATGCCAAAGTCAGCCGCACGGACACCACCGTAAAGGGCGATTTTCTCCTATCTGACAGGGCGATCAAGATGACCGATGTCGCAGGGTATTATCATCTGCTGGTCGGCATTCTGAACAGCGAATACGACGGCGAACGAAGCTATGTTTCGCTCTACGGGTTCTCGGAGATTCTGCCCGGTCGGATTACGACGGATAAGATCGTATCGTCCGACGGCAAAACATATTTCGACCTGCTGCTGGGAGAAATCGGAGGCAATATCAAATTCATCGCCTCGGATGGAAGCCTGAAAGATGTTGCCGACCTCGAACGGACAGATTTGGATTATCTCAAAGAGGCTTTCAAAGATGCAACGACCGAAATAGACGGAGGTGTTGCCCTTTCGGGATTCGTGGGAGTGAGAGACGCATTGAAAAACGTAATAGCGGCTCTTTGCGGTTATAATCCGACCTCCGAGGATGACTACCCGTTGATATTCGCAGGAGCACAGCAAGGGAATGTAGAGTATTACGGATGGACAAGCAATAGCTATACCCATATCTACACCCAAAGCGCGACGCCGAGCAATGGGGATAATTGTTTCGACAATAAAGGCTCTGTCGTAGGAACTGTAACGAATATCGTAGGGGCGCAAATTTTCGCATTATCCACAACGGGCGAAACCTATCAACGCAATACCGGAATCGACTTTACCGCGAAAACGCCCTCTGCAATGGAGGGCAACCGAGCCAAGTTCCGAGTATATAAGGACGGACGATGCGTTTCCAATTACTTTGAAACGAGCGGGTCATACAAGACGATATACGTGCCGACATATTGTCCGCCATTGGTCTTTACAACCGTTTTGGAGGTTTCGGAAAATTGCTACATGGACTTGACCGCCGGAGCGCAATTCGGTGTTTTGATGGAGACGAATGACGACTATGACGGCTATAACTGCTCGCTGTATAATTCCAGCAGATACCCTTGCATGGTGGTTAAAGGGACGAAAAGCTCCTATACGCAAGTCGGGGCATTGTCCCCCGGCGAAATGATGGATTTTGTCAATATCAAAGGAGGATGGGTATTAAAGAATTTCACCAGATATTCAACGAAAGAGTAAAATTATTTTCGCCCATATAGTACCTATTAGGTATTATTCACTACTTTTGTCATAAATCTAAACCTATTATGGAACAGAAAATCGAAAAGGGAATCGGGTGGCTCGAAAAGCTGCTCAAAATGGAGGAAAAATACGGGTTCTTCCGCTTTCTGCGAGTGCTTTTGCTTTTACTCCTCACGGGGTTTGTCATCCTTACTATCACCAATCCGCACTATGTGCTGGATAAAGTCGAATCAATCCAAGCAGAGCAACATGATGAATCGGTAGCCAAGCGCATTCAGGTAGATGCGGATATTCGTCTGATGCTGCGCAAACTCTTATATGCGCTCGATGCCGACCGTACATGGCTCATAGAGCTGCATAATGGGAGCAAAAACCTATCATCAGGATTACCGTTCCTATACGGCGATATGCGAATCGAAGAGGTCGCTGACGGCATCAATAACGTCGATGATGAATATACTGATTTTCAGCTATCGAAATACCCTTTTATCGGGAAAGTCATTGACGACGGATTTTATTGGGGAGCTATCGAAACGATCAAGGAGATCGACGAACGAATGTATTTCAAGTTCAAGTCGAATAACGTGAACGAGGTCGCCATTCTCGCCCTATATGCAGGAGAAAAGCCGCTCGGAGCAATCGGCATATCATTTTGCGGACAAAAACAGATGGACGCCTCCGCTGTCGGCAAGGCTATTCGCAAGTGCGGTATTCAGGTAGCAACCCTATTATCCAACTAACATCACAACATCATGGAAACTATCAAAAATATTCTGACCGCCATCTTGAAATGGCTGGGGAGTATTCCATCCGACAAACTCCTGCACCTCATTGCAGGTGCGGTAATCGCAGCCTTTTTCGCCCTTGTCATTCCCTATACGGCTGAAATATGCGTCTTATTCGCCGCCATCGCAGGGGTGGCAAAAGAGGCTTTCGACCAATACCGCTACAAAGGATGGGATTGGCTTGACTTGGCCTATACAATGGCCGGAGGTTTCATCATTCAAATTTTCGCGTGGCTATGAAACTACTTTTGAAACGCATCGCATTGAAGCCGACCTATACCATCGGCTGGCTCTACATCGACGGGCAAAAGGTCTGCGACACCATCGAAGATGCCGTGCGAGACCTGAACAAAAACGGGCGGTTCGACAATGGCGAAAAGAAAGTGTATGCCGCAACCGCTATCCCCTACGGGACATACGACATCACGCTGAAAGTCCAATCCCCGAAGTATAAGGATCGGGCGCAGTACAAATTCTGCGACGGCTACCTGCCTCGGCTGCTCAATGTGCCGGAGTTCGACGGCATCCTGATCCATATCGGCAATACCGCCGAGGATAGCGCGGGGTGCATATTGGTCGGCGAAAACAAGGAGGTCGGCAAGGTGCTGAACTCGACGGCGACATTCCGACGGGTCTATGACATGCTCAAAACGGCCTCCGACCGGGGCGAACCAATCCAAATCGAAATCGTATGAGAACGCTGATTTTGTGCCTTATCATCGGTTTGCTGTCGGCCTGCTGCCCGTGCAAACATCTGACGACCTCGACCGGGACGCGGGACAGCCTGCATGTCGAGATCAGGCATCGCACAATATGGATTCCCGACACGGTACGGGTGCAACTGCCGGCCGAGCGAACCGAGCAGACCGTCCGCCAAGATTCGAGCCACCTCGAAACCTCGGCAGCGGTATCGGACGCAAGGATCAACCCCGACGGGTCGCTATCCCACTCGCTCGAAAACAAGACGGACGATCGGGAAATACCGACGCAGCGGCCGATAGAATATCGGGACAGCATCGTTTATCGGGATCGGGAGGTCGAGGTTGAAAAGATCGTCGAGGTAGAGCGCAAATTGACATGGTGGCAACAGACGCAAATACGCGGTTTTTGGGTGACAATTATCATCATTCTCGTACTGCTCCGTAAAAAGATTTTTCCCTTGATTCGGAGGTTTATTTGAGGGCGCAAAGGCGAACAATACAGCCGATTATAATAATAGCTCCAAATTTCAGAAACTTTTTGTACCTTTGAAAAAGTTTTGATATTATAGCGTTTGCTATTGTTTTTAAGGTTTAGGAAATCGCCAATTTCACAACGGACTTAAAAAACAATGGTAAATGCCTGCGTTATGCGTGGGCATTTCCTTGTTAGTCCGTAGGTGTTTGGCGATACCTCTAAACCGACAGGAACGCCCACGCTTTTCTGTGTGCATATCCGGAAACAGCAGCGAATGTTTGATTTACGGATAGCATGAGCGAAAAGAAACCAACAAGGCAGGCGGAGATCGTATTTGCCGCCATGAAAGCAATCGAGGCCAACGGCGGCGAAATGAGGATTTCGGATATATACGAAACCCTCGCATCATCGTTCCCGCTGACCGATTATGAGAAAGAGGAAACCAAGAGCGGTGTCATCCGCTGGAAAGCGTATCTCAACTTCTATTCGATAGAGGTAGGCAAGGTCGGGTATCTCGTCAAAAAGAGCGGGATTTGGCATCTGACGGAAGAGGGTGCGAAAGCTCTTGCCGCCGGAGCCGGAGAGTTCTTCGCCGATTTTCACGGCAAGTTTTCCAAGATACAGAAAGAGCACGCGGTATCGGTCATCGAGGAGAATGCGGATCAGCCCGATGATTTGGATATGTTGCAAGGTCAGGCATCGAAAGGCATTCGGGAGTATATCATCAAAAAGAACCCCTACGAGTTTCAGGATTTGGTCGCCGCCCTGTTGCGGGCAATGGGTTACTACACGCCGTTCATCGCCCCGAAAGGCAAGGATGGCGGCGTCGATATTATCGCCTACCGAGACCCGCTCGGCACGACCGCCCCGCAGTTGAAAGTACAGGTCAAGCATTATCCGACCTCTGCAATCTCCATCGATGTCGTCCGTAGTCTGCTGGGGGTTCTCGTCAAGGAGGGCGAAGTCGGCCTGCTGGTTACATCGGGGACATTCACCAGCGAATCCAAGAAAGAGGCCCGCAACGGGCATCGCTGCCTACGCCTGATCGACATCGACGAGTTCATCGACCTATGGATTCGCTACTACGACCGCATGAGCGAGGAGGACAAAGCACTGCTCCCGATTATTCCTGTCTATTTCCTGAAAGCATAAAACCATCATATTATGAGAAAACTCTTATCTATCCTATTCCTATCCCTTTGCGTCGCAACTTGCTCCAAAGACGACGCCCCACAGCCGGAGATGAACGAAACAGTCAAACAGATTTGGCAGACCCTCAATGGAACCTATATCGGATTCCACGAGGATAAATTATCCTCTGCCGCCTCCTACACGGAAACCATCGCCTTTCAGCCCTATTCCGAGCCGAAAGAGATCAAGCCGACGGTAATCCTTTTCCCTGATTTCACGGCATACGGAACCGCCGTAATAACCGACACCCGATTTGAAGCGATCAGCGGCTCATCGACCTGCTATTACTCAATAGACGTAAAATATGAGGGGGCAACCCCGACGATCTCATTCTTTGAATACGGAACGGATGGCGAAGTAGTGAACCGCGAAGATAAGCGCAATATCAAGGTCATCGACGCCTCCTCTTTCAAAATGTGGGATTATGGCTTGACCGAGGCAGAGAATGCGATAATCTACGCCAAGCAATAGAAATCCAAATAAATCACTATCTTTGCGGTACTGATAACCCCGTATCAGTTGCGTTGAATACCCCTCTCGACAGACCGATAGATCGGGCGTTGAGAGGGTTTTTCATTCAATTCTGTTACCCGTCTGTTACTCGGACGTCGAAGTGTCGTTCATTGGTTGCGAATAAGCCAATATGTAATAGTGAGTTACAACCTATTTTAGAAAGAAGCCATAGATTTTGCATCGGCAAATGACGGCTTGTAAACAACCGTAACCAATCATAACCATTTAGAATAAAGTCACTGTATATCAGCGACTTTTATTTTTGTGTACTTTCCAGACCGTATTTGGAAGTAACGGTTTTTATCCATATTTTTCATACGTATTTCTACCGTGACAGAAATTCACGGTTTGCCCAAATGTCACAGTGACGCATTAGTTGACGTGTGTTGACAATGGTTTACATGTGTGGACAAAAAGGGAAATTAAAATTCATGTAAAATGGCAGAAAATAGGACGAAAATATGGAAGTAAAAAGAATTTGTCAATGGTGCGGAAAACCGTTCATCGCACAGAAAACAACAACCTGTTATTGCAGCCCGCAATGCTCGAAACGGGGTTACAAACACCGCATGATGGAGCGGAAGATGGAGCTGCGCCATATGCAGGAGATGCTGGAACTGCGTTCGTCGCTGGAGAAGCAGGAATACTTCACCTTTTCGCAGGCTGCTCGTTTGATGGGCGTAAGCCGCCAGTACATCTACAAACTGGTAAAGGAAGAGAAACTCCGTGCCTCCCGGCTCAGCGGAAAGATGTCGCTGATACGGAAAGCCGACATCGAGCTCATGCTCAAAAGCAAACCTTATGAACGGCTGGTAGCAAAAAACGACTTTGACATCACCGAGTATTACACCGCCGAAGAGATTGCACAGAAATATAAGGTCAATGCCAAATGGGTATGGACTTATACACGACAGCACAAGGTCTCGAAAGTGAGAATCCGCCAGTTCAACTATTACAGCAAGAAACATATTGATGCCGCCTTTGCCAAATATGAGGTGGACTCCGACCTGACGGAATGGTACACTCCCGAAGATATTCAGGAGAAATATGGCATGACACGTGTCGCCATCCGTTCGCATGTCTACCGCAACAATATCCCCTCGAAAAAAGAACACGGGCAGATATTCTACTCCAAACTCCACTTCGACCTTTCGAAGAACTCTGCAGAGGAGAGCAAGGCCGAATACTACACCGTCAAGGAGGCAATGGAAAAATTCAAACTCTCCCGTGACTCGGTTTATAATATCTTGCAATTCCATCAGATCAGTCGAGAGAAGAACGGGCGCTTCGTCCGCTTCCTGAAAGTGGATTTTGACCGGGTAATGGGTGTCCGTAAGTGACCTGATTATAGGCTACCGTAAATTATTCCAAAATTAATCGTCACTGAAGGTGGTCTGCATGGTTACATTACAGTGATTTGCCAGCGAATTAATAACAACCATAAAAAATATAACATTATGAACGATTGTAAAACCGTAACATTAAGAACACGTCCTTTGAAAAACAGGATGCTGTCGTTTTATCTGGATTATTATCCTGGGTATAGAGACAAGGAAACAATGAAAGTTATCCGTCATGAATCGCTTGGCATCTATATATATGCCAATCCGAAGAACAAGCGGGAACAGGACTTCAACGAGGTAATGGCTGAGAAGGCTGAAGCCATCCGTTGCCGCAGGTTCGAGTCGGTAGTGAATGAACGGTATGATTTTTTCGACAAGTACAAACTCAAGGCTGATTTCCTGGAGTATTTCCGTAATCAGCTCCGTAAACATGACCCAAAATGGGAATTTGTCTATCTCCATTTCAGCAACTTCGTGCATGGGAAATGTACTTTTGAGGAGCTCGACATTGATCTCTGCAACAAGTTCCGTGAGTACCTGTTGACGGCAAAGAAACTCAAGCGTAACGGACACATCACACGAAACTCCGCATCGGGATATTGGTCTACATTCAGGGGACTTCTGAAAATCCTCTACCGTAACGGACTGATCCGCAACAACGTCAACGACTTCCTCGAAAAGATTGAGACCGAGGACGTAGTAAAGGATTATCTTTCAGTGGAAGAACTCTACAAGCTGGCCGAGACACCCTGCAAGAAGCCTGTGTTGAAGACGGCCTCGCTCTTCTCGTGCATGACCAGCCTGCGCATCAGCGACATCCTCGCCCTCTGCTGGGAGGACATCGTGGACTATTCGGCCGGTGGCAAGTGCGTACACATCATCACCAAGAAGAACCGCTCCGAGGACATCATCCCCATCAGCGAGGAAGCACTGGACCTGATCGGCTACAGCCCTGACAAGCGGGGAATGGTATTCAAGGGGTTACAGCGCTGCTGGACCCAGACCTACATGAAAGGGTGGATCCGTTCGGCTGGAATCACCAAGAAGATCACATTCCACTCCTATCGTAGAACATTCGCTACGCTGCAAGCGGCTGCCGGAACAGACATCCGTACCATACAAAGCATGATGGCTCACAAGAGTATAACCACAACCCAAAGGTACATGAAAGTAGTGGACAGCAACAAGCGTGAAGCCAGCAAGAAAATCACCCTGATGCGGAAAGACTGACAGGCATTTTGACCACCTGTTTTAGCGGATATAGTTTGATTTTGAGCGAAAAATCGGACTATATCCGTAATTTTTGTGTAAAATCGGACGATTATAACTCATTATTTATCAGTATCTGGAATAACGCACATAACTTTGGCGTACAGTAATTCCAAATAGTGATAGAAGATGACAAATACAGAACAAATCCGAACTAAGAAAATAAGTTTTATCCTTGCGCTATCCGTTATCATTTTTGCGGCCATAGCCACTTATTTTACCCTTTGCCATGACATCAACATCATGCGCATAACAACTCCTGTAATTCTCGGACTGGCGATGTCCATCATATTGTGTGGAGTCCTGCAGAAATTTTTCTATAATTGGCTGACGAAAAATCCCATTCACTTCTCTTTTGGTGAACAATCCTCCCCTGTTATAGAATCAGAGAGCACCACAGAACCTGTTTGTATTGCCGAAACACCGCCTACCGAACAACCGGCGGATTCTTCAGAACAGGAGTATTCTCCATCCCTACAGCCAAATCAAGAGCCTGTCGTCCCCGATTGTTCCAATGAATCTCATTTGGAAAAGTATGATTCCATTCTAGAAGAACTCAAAGAGAAAGAATTGAAAAGACAAGTAAAAGTTATGGATGCGATTCGGGAATATGTAACCATAAAGACTGCTCCCTATCTCTCCAAAGAGGCTATAGCGACTCTCATTTCCAACATTGAGTACATGGCTTGTGATCAGCCGGAGCTCTATAAACCGATTCGTTCCAATATTGACAATCCGCTACGTTCACCGGGACTTCGTCATCTGGCGTGGAATGTAGGTGAACGATTGAGAGTACCATTGGTGAAAAGAGCCGTCTTTATCAAAGAATCATTTCCGTACGAACTTGAAAACGCGAGTCATGAATATCTCAGGCTTAATTTGCGGGATCAGGTAGCAAGTCAGATTCCAATTGATGTACCAGAAAAGGGAGACTATCGCTTCCATTTGGAAACAGATAACGATGAGTCGTAATAAAAAACGTATGCAGATGAAATAATTAATCCGGTCTGTATTGTTCTGCAAAACTTCATTGGGTTGGTTCGCAGCATGTTAAACGATTAAAAAGTTATAATATGAAAACAGACCAACTTACATTCAATGACTTGCCGGCAGTAGTCGGCGAACTTTGCGACCGGATTGCAAGCATGGAGAATCTGCTGACGGAAAAACTGTCCAAGCAGCATGAAGCCAAAGAAAACACGCACGTCCCCATGACCGTGCAGGAAGCTTGCGCCTATCTCAAAATGCCGTTATCGACCTTTTATTACAAGGTCAAAAAAGATGATATTCCAGTCATCAAGCAAGGGAAACATCTATACATTTACCGGGATGAACTGGACAAATGGCTGGAATCCTCCCGAAAGAATCCGGCTCCGCAAACTTTCGAGGAAGAGAACGAAGCCATGCTCGCTTCCCATCGCCGTAAACCTAACCTTAAAAACTGGTAATGATGGAGAAGACGGACGAAACGATACCTTCACGTGAGGAACTGGCAGTTTTTATAGAGGAAGCAGCCGTGAGCGTCACGAATAACTATGAAGAAGCGCCGGCGGTGTTGATGGTGGATGATGCTGTTATAGGCACATTGGGGAATTTCAGCGCTTCCATCGGGAAAGCCAAAAGCAAGAAGACTTTTAACGTTTCGGCCATTGCCGCATCAGCATTGAGTGGCCGCACTGTTCTTCGTTACCGCTCCATGTTCCCCGAGAACAAGAGGAAGATTCTGTATATCGACACGGAACAGGGACGCCATCATTGTCAACAGGTACTGAAGCGCATCCTGCGTCTGGCGGAAATGCCGGATGACAAGGTGCCGGAAAATCTGATCATGTTGTCTCTGCGCAAGTTTGCACCAAGAGTGCGTCTGTTGATAGTCGAAGAAGCTATCGGCACCACACCTGATTTGGGTCTGGTCATTATAGATGGCATCCGTGATTTCCTTTACGACATCAATTCATCCAGTGAATCTACCGAAGTTATCTCGAAATTCATGCAGTGGACGGACGACAAACAAATCCATATCCATACTGTCCTGCATCAGAACAAGAATGATGAACATGCACGTGGTCACATCGGCACGGAACTCAACAACAAGGCGGAAACCATATTGCAGGTAGAAGTGGACAAAGATGACAAAGCCATAAGTGTGGTCGAAGCAGTGCACATCCGGGATCGGGACTTTGAACCTTTCGCTTTCCGCATAAACGAAGACGTCCTGCCCGAACTGGTAGAATCATATCTGTCCAAAGAGAAGAAGAGCGGGCGACCAACCAAAGAACCGTTCGATCCGCAGAGGGAGATTCCGGAGAATGTACATCGTGCTGCAGTGGATGCCGCTTTTGCCAATGGCAATATCGGCAGTTATGATGACTACCTGGAACGTCTGAAGGAAGCTTACGGATTGCACAATGTAAAGCTCGGCTACAACAAGGCTGTCAAAGTAGCCACCTTTCTTGGCAATAGGCAGATGGTCATAAAGGAGGGGAAAAATTATATTCTCAATCCAGAATGCCGCTAGGACAACCTTAGAACTTTACTTTATTGCAGGGGCGTATATATTAGAATAAAGCAAAGTCGGCAGGAAATCATCATGTGAGATACTCATTTTCTCCCCTCTTTTAGCGGATAATAATATCCTGCATTTCCTTGTCCAAATGCCAATTCATTATACGCATCCGATATGGCTTGCGGGGAAGGGTAAACAGGTAACTGTTTCGAGATATGCCAAGGTATAACCTCACTGCGTTACGGTTGTACATTGGCGCTCTTGCCTGCTCAGTTCCTTCGCCAGTACGGTACTCGCAAGCTCGCACCTTTTCAACCATTATAACAACGATTCAAATGAAAGAAGATATTGTCAATACATCAACTTCCCCGAAAGAAACAAGAAGCGTCTTTGTCGGGGCAAAAGTCACTCCCTGCCAGAGAGACCATATAAAATCACTGGCCGAACAATGCGGCATGACCGTAAGCGACTACATATTGTCATGTGCGTATAACTTTAAGCCCAAAGCGAGGCTCACGAAAGAAGAGGCGGCACTGCTGCAGAATCTGGACAATTGTCGGTCTGATCTCGTAAAATATACCTCCGCACTTCACGGAATGTCCACAAAGCAACGGATGGTAATGTTCAATCAGATTCCATTCATGGTCGGCTGGCTCGGAGAACTTTCCAGTGTTGCCGAAGGCGTCTGCCAATTCCTGGAAGCCGTAAAGGAGAAAAACAGAATTCCGTCCAACCCTCAATCCGAAGAAAAATGATTGCAAAAGCCAAAGCCATATCTTACGGTATTAATGACCTTCGTTATATTACTGGCGAATCAAAGCACAAGAAGCATCCGGAAAAAATATATCGGGTATTGGACAATCTGTTGCCCCCTGATCTGGACGCTATGGGAATATGGAACTCCATGCAGTTGACCCTTTTCCAGCATCGGCCGATAAAGAATTCCATAATCAGAATAGAGTTGAGTCCATCGCCTGAGCATACCAGTTTCTATGACATTGAGGACTGGCAAAAGCTATGGCACGAATTTGCCGAAGAGTTCGACAAACAAACGATTACCGGCAAGGACGGGAAAGTCCGTTCCAGCCCGACCAATCTGGCCAACAGCAAATACACGGTTTACCTGCACATGGAATCCAAAGGGAAAGTTCCCCATCTCCATGCCGCAATTTGCCGCTTTGATGAAAACGGGAACATCAACAATGACCATAACATCCATCTTCGGGCACAACGTGCAGCCGAGCGAGTTGCAGTGAAACGTGGCTGGAAGACTGCGGAAGAAATCCGAAGTCGCAACATTCCGGAAGTAAGCAGAGAGTGTATGGAGGTATTGAGAACCATGCCATCGTGGTCATGGGAAGAATACAAGAAGGCACTTGCCCGGAGAGGCTATTCCGTATATGAACGGAAAGACAAGAAAGATGTTCTCCGTGGATATGCGATCCTCAAAGGAAATGCCCAATACAAGGCTTCCGAACTGGGAGTAGCCCGTAACCTGATGATTTCGAAACTCCCCCGAACCTGGCAAAAGCTACACTACCGGGAGAGACTTGCCGCTCAGGTCAATCCTTATCAGAGCCATCGGCCGGAACCTGTTCAAAGAGCGACAGCCAATATGGACTATACTCACTATCGTTCCGGCTCGGTGTCATACACGCTTTCTTTCCATAGCGGAACGGAACAGCGTTTCTATATTCCGGAGCGGGTACTTGACTATTTCAATGAAGAGTTCGACTACCGGGAGGTTGCCAACAGCAGCAAGCTGACCGACATAGCCGTAGCTATCTTTGTCGGTATGCTTGATACGCCCGCCGTATCTACTGGAGGTGGTGGCGGAGGTTCGCAAAGCGATCTCCCCTGGCGGGACAAGGACGATGATGACCTGCAATGGGCCCGCCGCTGTGCCCGTGCTGCAACCCTCCTATTGGGCAAGAAACCAAGAACAGGATTAAGACTGTCTCTTATACACATCTGACGCTGCCGACGACGGAGAGAGTGTA